GGTAATGAAATCGAGTTCTTATATTCTGATTTAACAGAAGAAGCACAAGCTCAGTACAATAGAGCAAATGAACTTGCTGGTCAGTTGATGAGATTAGACCAACAAGCTAATGAATTACGATTCCTTGCTAATAACTACATTCGCTTCGTTATCGACGAACTTGAAAAAGATGTTGACGATAAAGAGGAAAAATAGTTAAATTATGAGAGAACGTACTGTAAAAGGAGTTACTCATTATTTGTATGATGACGTCGACGAGTTTAGAAAGTATCACGAAAGTGTTTCTTTGTCAACAGATTGGCGTCATTCAAATACAAATGACTGGGTAGTTACTGACGATGGTCAAGTATGCCAAGTTCTACATCTAGGGGTGTTAAAAAAACACGATAGAAAAAAAGAGACTACATTTATTAGGACTATTATGGGTTCTTTTATTTGTAGTCCTAGAGTTAGGATGGAAGGAGATATGAAAACCAATATGCATACGTTCTCTACAGAGGGTAAATCTCCTTCTGTTAGAAAAAGAGAAAGAAAAAATGCAACAGATAAAGAGTTTTTGTTTGGTAAGTATGTAGCAAAAGGAGATGAAGTTGTAGAAGCTTACATGAAAGCATTTCCTAGTAAGAATGAAAAATATGCTAAGTCTCAAGCAAAACTATTATTAAAAACTGATAGGGTAAAAAAATTGATTAGAGAAGAAATAGATAAATACTTGAATGAAGCTGAGATTACTCCAAACTACTTATTAGAAGAAATGAGGAATATCATAGATAAAGGAGGTTCTTCAGACAGAGATAAGATTACAGCAATAACAACTTTAATGAAAATATCTGGAATGATGGATACAGAAAAGACTACAGAGTCTTTAACGTTATTTCAAGGATTTACACAGGAGCAACTAAATGCAATTCAAGGGTCCCAACACAAAAAATTGGCGGAAGTTAAAACAGATAACGAAAAATAAACGTTGTCATATATGTTATTATCGATTGAGTAAAACTGGAGTATTCTTATATAGTAAAGAAAAAAAAGATACTACTCATGTCAAATGTTTTAATTGTTTAACGGTGTATAACGCATCTTTTGGTATTACAGATGTTGGTATACCAAGAGAGGTAGGTCATTCATGAGATTAGCAGTATATGGAACATTAAGAAGAGGGTTTGAAGAGACTGGAAAGGTAGAAGGTTTTAGTCTTGTATTTCCTGGAACTAAGTCTTTTCCAGCATTAATTAAAAACAATAAAGGAAATGGTGCGGTTGTAGAAGTGATGGATGTCACTGAAGAAGAATTAAATATGTACGACATGTATGAATCCACAAAAGATGGTTTATATATTAGAACAACAGCCAATGTTGTTTTAGACGATACAAAAGAAAAAGAAAAGTGTTGGATATACGTAGCTGGGCCCTTATTATGGCAAAGCTCCAGTATGTTTACAGAAGTGCCTGACGGTGATTGGCTTTCACCTAAAACTATGGTTATGATGGATAGAGTCTATGAAAAAGAATACGAAGAAGCCAGAAAATTTTAATATCATACCACCTGACTTATCTGCAAAAGAAAAAGCATTGGAGTTGGCAAGAAAGGATATTGTGACTTTTGGTCAAATGTTTCTGCCAGAAGATTTTATGAAGTCAACTCCTGCTCCTTATCAGTATGAACTAAGTAAAATACTTTTAGGAGAAGATAAGCGAGTTTGTATTATATTGCCTAGAGGTCATGCAAAATCTACTTTAGCTAAAACAGCATTACTTCATCAGCTGTATTTTGCTCCACCAGAAAAAAAACAGTTTATCGCCTGGGTGTCTGAAGAGCAGTCTCAGGCTATTGACCATATTAAGTATATACAAAATCACATAGATATAAACCCTGCTTTACAATATTATTTTGGTGACCTAAAAGGAAGCAAGTGGACAGAGAAAGAATTTACAACAGCAAGAGGAGATAGAATCATTGCTAAAGGTACATCCCAGAGACTACGTGGTCGTTCACAGCTTGGTCTAAGATATACCAACATTATACTTGATGACTTTGAGTCAGAGTTAAATACGAAAACACCAGAAAGAAGAAGAGAGATTAAAGAATGGGTAATGTCAACAGTAGAACCCGCTTTGGAAAACTCCAAAGAAAACGAAGGGTCAATATGGCTTATTGGTACGATAGTCCACTACGATTCATTCCTACAAGGGGTGTACGATGGATATCTGCAAGCACAAAAAGAAGATAGAAAATCTGCTTGGAATGTGTTATATAAAAAGGCTATAGTCGACGATGTTCCTCTATGGCCTAGCTATTTTACAAAAGAAAAGCTCATAGATATCAAAAGAAGATTTACTGAAATGGGACTAGTCCATAAGTTTGCTCAAGAATATCTAAATGAAGCAAGAGACTTAGAAAGTGCTAAGTTCCATATTGATAGGATTAATTATTATAGAGGAAATCTCGTAGAAAGAAATGGATTTAACTATATGATGGTAGATGAGTCTGCTATACCTGTAAATGTTTACATAGGAGTAGACTTGGCTTATGAAGCAAATGCAAGAAGCGACTATCAAGTAATTATGGTTATTGCAATTGATAGCGATAGAAACATATATGTTGTTGATTACTACAGAGAACATTCTCCTTTGTATGACATGCCTAAAACAATTGTTGATATGGCAAAGAAATATCACCCTGTTAGAAGAGTTAATGTTGAAAAAGTAGGTGCGCAGGGATTAGTAAAAGATTATGTAAATCAGCTTGTTGGTAAAGATAGAAAGCTAGCCCCTGGATTGTCTCAAGGAGTAAGACCTCCTGCTGGTATCAAAAAAGAAGATAGGTTAGAAGCATTGCTTTGTCCTATTGTAAATCGAAGAAAAATGTTTGTCAAGAAAGAGCATGCAAACTTAATAGATGAAATGTTTGAGTTTCCAAAAGGCAGAAACGACGACCTTCTTGACGGACTTTGGTATGCTGTCACTACAGCAAAACCTCCTAAAAGCTCTGCAATCGACGCAGATAAACTAGAAGACAAAGTTTCTAAAATAGAACAAGGTAGGTCTAAAAGAGTCATAAACTGGATTACTGGACAAAAAATATAAATTTTACTTGACTTTAATACATAAATTTCTTTATTTTTAGACTAAAAACTAAATTGGGAGTTTATGGCTAAATACGACGAAAATAAATCAAAGCCTCAGATTTCAAAAGAATTGTTTAGACGCTGGAGAGACGCAAGAGAACAATGGGACGCTGAAGCAAGAAATGCAGTAGACTTTACTCTAGGAAATCATTATAGCACAGACGAATCAGATGCGCTGCAAGCAGTAGGGCAGGCTGATTTTGTAATAGATAGAGTATATGCTGCTGTTGACAAATTAAAATCATTGCTTACAGCAAGACCTGCAAGATTTTCTGTTATTGCGAGAGAAGACTCTGATAACAAACTAGCTAATGTTTGGAGAACAATACTTGAATATGTTTGGGATATATCTAACGGAGATAGTACTTTCAAACAAGTTGTTCACGATTATGCTGTTACTGGACTGGGATATATGTATGTATATATTGACCCTGAAGCAGACTATGGAAGAGGTGAAGTTAAATATACGCACATAGACCCTTTTAGAGTGTATGTAGACCCAGCATCAAGAGATAGATTTTTTAATGATGCGTCAGGAATGATATTGTCTACCTTTTTAACCAGACAGCAAGTTTTAGACCTATATCCTCAAATGGAAGAATTTATTGATGATATAGAAGTTGGTGTTAATTCTTTATACGGAGAAGATTATCCAACATCTAACTTAAAAAACAGTAATAATGTTTTGACTCCTGCTGAAGCACAGAATTTAGATTATAATGTAAATCAAAAATATCAAATACTTGATAGATTTTATAAAATCAAAGTTCCTTTCTATAGAATATTTAATACTATAGATGGAAGTGAAAAAATTATAGACCCTGATACTTATAATATTATTATAGAAGATGAGCAGACTATTGAGGCTGTACAAAGAGGTGCTATAGAGATAGAAGAAATTATGCAAACAAGAATTGCTCAATGCAGTAGCATTGGAGACACTTTACTTTATGAGCGTATTCTAAACACTGATATATATCCAATTGTTCCATTTACAAACATTTGGACTAATACTCCCTATCCAAAATCAGATGTGAACAAGGTTAAAGATTCACAAAGACTTTTAAATAAGTTATTTTCTTTAACCTTGTCACACGCTCAATCTGCTGCTGGATTAAAACTTTTAATTCCAGAGGGTAGTGTTGATAGTGTTAGTCAGTTAGAAAAAGATTGGGCTAATCCAAATGCGGTTATTGAATATAATCCAGAATTTGGTGAGCCTCATTACCCACAACCAGCTCCTTTAACTAGCGAGTTTTACTATTTAATTGATAGGGTAGAAAAATATATAGATTTAAACTTTGGTATACCTGAACTTTTACAAGGATTTAAAGACAGCGCTCCTGAATCTGTTAGAGGCACAATGCTTTTATCAGAAATGGGAGAATCAAGAGGTAAATCAAAGTTAAGAGATATTGAAGCAAGTTTAGCTATGGTAGGACAAGTTGTTTACAACTTAGCTAAGGACCATTATAAATTTGCAAAAACATTTAGAATTGTACAGCCAAATAATGATATTACTGAATTTTCAGTAAACATGAGAATGTACGATGATAAGCGAAATGAATTGTTAACCATACAGAATGATATTCAATTAGGTCAACATGACATTCGTATTATATCAGGTTCAACTTTGCCTAGCAACAAGGTATCCGAATACAACATGTATCTTGATGCGTATAAACTTGGACTGGTAGATGATGTCGAGGTTTTAAAGAAAACTGAAATCTTTGACAAAGAAGGTGTCCTTCAAAGAAAAGGGCAGATGGCAAAAATGCAACAGTATATTACACAGCTTGAAAATCAAGTGAAGAAACTCAGTGGAGATTTACAGACATCTGAACGTGAGCAGGTTTCTGCTAGAAAACGTACAGAAGTTGAGAAGTTTAAATCAAACTTAAGTGAGATTACTTCTTCCGCTAAAGTAAAAGAAAAAGAAAAGGTAATGCAACTGGGAAGTATTATTGACCAAATGCAATCTTCTATGGAGGAAGAAAAAAATAACGAGCCTGGTTCAGAGTCTTAGGACTAAATCAGGGTTAGGAGAAAAAACATGGCAAAAGAACAAGAACAACAACAGGTTGAACAGCAAGACCCAATTGTTGAATCTACAGTGGAACAATCAGTTTCATTGCAAGAGGAAGCCGTAGAAGAAGGTGTG